CTCCGCGTCGAAGGGCACGCCGGTGCGCACAGCCTCCACCATGATGCCGTCCAGCTCCTCCAGCCAAGGCTCGCGGCCGGGGTCCTGGTCGGCCAGCTCGGCCAGCGCGAGGCGGAAGGCAGCCACGCGGTTGCGCAGCGCTATGGCCTTGCGCATGCGGTCCTCGCGCTCCTCGCGCAGGTCGCGGGCGTAGCACATGGCCGCCCACGCGCTGGCGGCGGTGATGGACAGGACGCACCACGCCAGGAGGATGGCCCACCAGGTCACGCCACACCTTCCCGGCGGCGCTGAACGCCGGCCCGGTCCAGGATGGTGGCCACCATCTTGCGGTGGATGCCGTACTCCAGCGACAGCGCCGAAACGCTGGCGCCGGCGTCGCGGTACTTCGCCACAATGTGGGCGTTTCGCAGCTCCAGCAGCGCGTTGCGCTCCGCAGGGATGGCGAGGTGTTCGCCACCGTAGCGGTGCGACAGCTCGCGCGCGTTGGTCAGGCCGATGGCCAGGGCAATGGGGTGCGCCTGGTCCATGTTCTCGGACTTCGGCACGTAGATGACGCGCCCACCCCAGCCGCGGCACAGCTCCAGCGCGGCGTTGAAGCCGGCGAATGCCACGATTTCATCCAACAGGGCGGAGGCCATCACGCCACCTCGCCACGGGCCGGGGAGTAGACGGCCACGCGAGCCACGCCGCCGGTGGCCTTGTTGACGGTTTCCAGCCTGGCGTCGATTTCCACGCCGGCGTCCTTCAGGCGAAGGACCACGGCAGCCAGCCGCGCCACGCCCAGCTCGCGCAGGGCCTGAAGGCTGGTCAAGGGGCCGCACTTCAGGCGGCGGAACACCGCGGCGCACTGGCCGCGGAAGTCATCGGGGGACAGCTTGGCGTTCATGCGGTGCGGGCCTCCTCGGCGGCCAGGGTGAAGGGTTCACGGGGTTGCGTCCGGCTGCGCGCGGGTTTCTCGCCGGTGAGGCGGTAAAGCGCGATTCCCCGGCCGGACTCGGGGATGGATGCCAGGATGGGCGTGGCGTTTACGCTGGCCGCGAGGCGCACCAATTCGTTCCAGTCGCGCGCGGCCAGCTTGCCGTTTCGCTTGCACTGGATGAACAGCACGCCATCGGCGCGGACGCCGGTCACGTCCACCGGGGTTTTGGAGCCCGGCGTGCGGGCGGCGAAGTAGCCGTGGTCCTTCAGCTTGTCGCGCACCCGCAGCTCGAAAGCGGCGCCGCGGCGGTATTGGCGGGCACCGTTCACGGCGAGGCCTCCGCGGGCTCCAGGCCCAGGGACTGGCGCACCTTGCGGATGGCCTCGGCAGCCACGGCAGGGTCCGCAGGCTTCGGCGGGGTCGGCGCATGCTCCACGGCCGCCACCGGGGCCTCCGACAGCTCGCCGCCGCGCGCCACGTGGTCATAGGCGATGCCGTAGGCCTCGCGCACCATGCGGTCCGCCTCGCGGGAATCGGCATGGCGCAGCGCCCAGGCGTCCAGGTGCAGGTACACCAGGCGGGTGAAGCGCGACACGTCCGGCGCGCCAGGGCGCATTTCCAGCCGCACCTGGGCCAGGGAGGGGATGCCAAGGCACATGGCGCGGAACTCCGGCAGAGAGGGCGGCCAGCCGTCCGAGCCGGCGGCGCAGGCCTTCAGGCCCTGGCCGAGCTGGTCCGGCGTGATGCCGGAGAGGCCGCGCGCCCAGGTGTCGCCGGCGACAGTCAGGGAGCCGTCCGGGGCCTGCGGGCTCACGCCCACCGCCGAGGTCCAGCGGTGCGGGAATGCCGCCGCCATGCGCTCCCACAGGCGGCGCATGAAGGCCGGAGGCTGCGGGCTAGTGGTGGCCGGCTGCGCCTCGCTCCCGGGCGTCATGGATGGCGTTGACGCGCGCTGAATGGTCGGCAGCAGACTCGCCGCGGCGGCGTGCGAATGGGTCATGGTCATGGGTGTGGCTTCCGGGCTGCGGGGACTTGAGGGGGAACAGGCCGCGCCAGCCGCGCGCGGTGGACTGTTCGAGGACTTCGGCGGGGGGTTGGCCGGCGGCGCGCAGCTTGTCCAGCTCGCGGATGGCCAGCTCCAGGGCGCGGGCGGTGTTCGGGGCGCGCAGCTTGCGGCGCACCTCAAGCCAATCGTTCCACGCGGTTGGCGGCACCCATTCGGGGAGGGCGAAGCCCGCAGGCGCCAGCGGCGCCTTAGTCTTTCGTTCCTTGGGTTCCTTCAATGGGACTGTTACTGCAACCCCAGGAGTTGCGGGGGTCGCAACCGCTGGAGTTGCGGGGGTCGCAACCTCTAGGGTTGCGGGGGGTGCAACCTCAACAGTTGCGGGGGTGCGGAGCGCATCGGAGGGCGGCGCACTGTCGAACAGCACCCGCACCCGGTTGGACAGCCGGCCGCCATCCTCCGCGAACCGGGCCACCGTCTGGACGTAGCCGGCAGCCTCCAGCGCGGCGATGGACCGGCGGACCATTTGCCCGGAAACGCCCAGCATTTCGCCCAGGCGCTCGCTGGAGGGGAAGCACCAGCCGTGGCGGTCCGTGTGCAGGCCGATGGCGGCCAGCACGGACAGCTCGCGCAGGGACAGCCTGCTGTCCAGCACCGCACCGGCGGGGATGATGGAAAAGCGGCTCACGCCATGGCCTCCCGGCAGGCGCGCACCCGATTGGCTTCAAACACGGCACGGGCAAATCCGGCAGGCGTTGCGCTGCGCAGGTTGGCGCGTTCATCGGACGGCGGCAGCAGGTGCATGCGCGAGCCCTGCGTGGGCTCCTGCCGGCGCTTTTCGGGCATCACGAAACCGCCGCCGGTCCACAGGCATGTGCGTTTCGTGTAGAGGTCATCCGTGCCGCCCTCATAGCCGGCGTAGTCGCACGGGTCGAAGGTGTAATCCGGCTTGCGCCAGTAACTGGAAATGGTGCTGATGGGGTTTTCAATCAGGTACGGGGCGCCGGACCACTCCGCGATTTCCGCGGCTCGCGCGAACAGCTCGATGGAATCCGCGAGGGCGTGAAGGCCCTTGCCCTTGAACCAGCGCGCGCCACTGACTGCAAGGTGAGTGCATGGCGGGAAGGCGAAAACCGCGGCGTATTCGCCTCGCGGCGGCAGGTAGCGCAGCACGTCGGCGCCCACGCGGGTGACGTTGCCGTGGCGCACCGCTCCGCCGGGGTGCTGAATGTCCACGATGACGCAATCGTGGCCAGCGTCGGCCCACGGCTTCACCATGGTTCCGGTGTAATCGAACAGGGAAAGGACGATGCTCACGGGGCGACGCGCCCCCCGCGCTGGGCTCGGGGGCTGTAGCCCAGCTCCTCCACGGTCAGGCCGGCGTACAGGTCGGGGCGGACCTGCAACAGGGTGACGGCACCCTGGGCGGCCCGGACAAAGGCGCGGCACTTTTCGGCCGGCACGCCGGCGCCGATGGCGTAGAACTGGCGGACGCGCTCCGCGGTGCGGTAGCCCAATTGATGGGCCATGCGGGCCAGGCCTCCAGCGGCGCCAATGCCGTTTCGGATGGCCAGCTCCTGCTGGGCGGTGATTTGGTTGGACTTGCTGGGCATGTGCTACCTGCCGAGGTGGGAAGTGCTACCAAGGGTAGTGGACTGAATACGCCCGTGTCTAGTACCATGCGCAGCACCATGCGACACCACAAGGACGTGGAAGCCGAGGCCATCGCCGGCCGCCTGCAACAGGCGGCAAAGGCGCGCGGCCTCACCTCGGACAGGTCACGCTCCGGCGTTGACGTGTCCGCGATGGCGGAGGCCATCGGGTCCAGCTATGAAATGGCCCGGCGATATGCCGAGGGCATGGCGAAACCGGCGGGCGGCATTGCGCGCGCGATTGCGGACTGGCTGAAGGTCCGCGCGGCGTGGCTGCTTTACGGGGACGGAGGGATGGAGGAGGAGGCCCCAGCGGTCAATGAATCCGCGCTGGAGGCTTGTATCCAGGCGCTGGAGGAGGCCCAGCGCCTCGCCGGCGTGAAACTCCCCCCAGGGCGCGCGGCCCAAATTGTCGCCGCCCTATACCGCGAGGCCTCGCACGGTGCTGCACCCTCCGCCAGCTCGCTGGCGGCTTCGCTGCGCGTCCTCGCCGCATAACCCCGAGAAACCATGAACACCGCCGAAAGGGTGGCCGTGCGCGCTCGCGCGCTCGAGCTGATCCGAAACCCCAAGCCCCGCCGCCTGCTTATCGCCGCGGCGGCCTTCGCTGCCGGCATGCTTACGGGAGCCTGCGCATTCTAGTGCTACCGGCGGTAGCTGCACCTGTTGCATCCAGAATCTACCTGCGGTAGCATTCCTCCACCCGGCAATCCCGCCGGCCCATTGGAGGACGCCCAATGCTCCGTAGTGAATCCATCGCCAAGCTGGCCGAGGCCCTTGCCTCTGCCCAGGGCGAATTCCCACCAATCCCGCGAGACCGCACCGTCCGCGTGAGGTCGCAGCGCACCAACACCGAATACACGTTCAGCTATGCCCCGCTGGACACCATCCTGGACAAGGTGCGGCCTCCGCTCGCCAAGCATGGCCTGGCGCTGGTGCAGGGCGTGGAGCTGGCGCAGCTCGAGACCGGCAAGCTGCCGCGCGAATTTCTGCGCACCACACTGCTGCACGCCAGCGGCGAGTGGCTGGCCCATGACCAGCCGCTGTTCAGCGGCTCCGCCGACAACGCCAGCCAGGCCTACGCCAGCGGCATGACCTACGCGCGCCGCTATGGCGTCACCGCGCTGCTGTGCCTCGCTGCTGACGACGACGACGACGCCAACGGCACCACCGAAGGCGAGGAGCGCCCGCGCCATGTGCAGCGTGGCCGGCAGCCGCCGCATGGCCGCCAGCAGCGCGAGCCGCGCGAGCGTGACCAGCGGCCCGCTGCCGTGAGCGCGGACCAGGTGGTGGCAGGCGAGGAGGGCGGCGAGCCCGGCATCCACGGCCTTTCCGCTGGCATGGAAAAGGTGCTGATGGCTAAGGCCTCCGGCGTCGGCATGGACAAGGACGCGCTGGTGCGCACCTTCGGCCGCATCACGCCGGCGAATATCAACCAGGTGCTGGGCCAGCTGAAGCCCACGGAGGGCGCGTGATGCTTACCGCCTCCCCTGTGCTGAAGCCTGTGCTGGCCTTCGATGAAGGCACGCACACCTACACGCTGGACGGCCGCAAGGTGCCCAGCGTCACGCAGGCGCTGAAGTCTCTGCCGAATGACTACGCCATGGTGGACGCCGAGGTGCTGGAACAGGCCGCGGGCCTCGGGCGTGCCGTTCACAAGCTCATTGAACTGGACCTGGCGGACCGGCTGGACGTGAACAGCTTGGATGACCAGCTGGTGGATTACCTGCTGCAGTGGCAGGACTTCCGCGCCACCTCGGGCTTCAAGCCCTTGCTATCCGAGGCGCGAGTGGCCAGCGCGCGGTATCGCTTCGCCGGAACGCTGGACCTGCTGGGCGAATTCAACGGCCGCATGGTCTTGATCGACGCAAAGCGCACCGCCGCAGTGCCGCGAAGCGCCGGACCGCAAACCGCGGGCTATGAGCTGGCGACGCGGGAATGGTTCCCCGAGCTGCTGCCGCCAGGCGTTCGCGTGGACCGCTTCGCGCTGCACCTCAAGCGCAACAAGTGGCAGCTGGTGCCCTTCGATGACCCAGCGGACCAGCGCGTGTTCCTCTCCGCCCTCACCATCCACAATTGGAGCAATGCCCGATGAATGCACCCGCCACGGCCGAACTGGCCACCCTTCCGCAGCGCGCCGCCACGGCCGCGCATGACGCCGAGCTGGCCGCCAACAGTGCGCTGTTGGTCGCGCAGGCCTTCACCATCGACAGTCCCGAGGTGTACGCCGCCGCCGGCGAGGAGCTGCGCGAGATTGCAGGACGCATGAAGCGCCTGGAGGACGCGCGGCTGTCCATCACGCGCCCGATGGACGCAGCGAAAAAGGCCGTCATGGACCTGTTCGCCAAGCCGCTGGACACCCTCCAGCAGGCGGACAAGGTGCTGCGCCAGTCCATGCTCACCTGGAAACAGGCCGAGGACGCCCGCATCGCCCGCGAGCGCGCCGCCGCCGAGGCTGCAGCACGTGCGGAGCGGGAGCGCATCGAGCGCGAGGAGCGCGCGGCCCGCGAGCGCGCCGAGGAAGCGCGCCGCGCCGCCGAACAGGCCACCACCGCCGAGGAACTGGAGCGCGCGCGCGAAGCGGAGGCGGAAGCCGCCGCGCAGGCTGAAGCCGCAGCCGATGCCGCCGCACTGGCTGAAGTCGCGCCGCCGGTGGTGGTGGATGCTGCGCCGAAGGCCGCCGGCATCGCCGGCCGCAAGGTGTGGAAGGCCGAGGTGGTGGACTTCGCCGCGCTGGTGAAGGCCGCGGCCGCCGCGCTCGAGCGCGGGGATGCCACGCTGTTGGCCTACCTCGAGGCGAACACCACCGCGCTGAACGGTGTGGCCAAGGCGATGAAGGACGCCGCGCGCATCCCTGGCGTGCGAGTCTATGCCGAGGAATCACTGGCCGTTCGGAGGGCCTAATCCATGTTCAAGATGACCATTGCGGGGCGCCTCGGCGCCGACGCTGAAACCCGATTCACGCAAGGCGGCGATTCCGTCACCGGCTTCCGTGTCGCCGTGGACGTGTACCGCGGCAAGCAACGCGGCAACGAAACGGAATGGGTGGACGTTTCGGTGTGGGGCGAGCGCGGCGAGGCGCTGGCGCAGTACCTCACCAAGGGCACGGTGGTGTGCATCACCGGGGAGCCCGGCGCGCGCGCCTATGAATCGAAACAGGACGGCAGCCTGAAGGCCGCGCTTCAGCTCCGCGCCGATGCGGTGACGCTGTTGGGTGGCGGCCAGCGCGATGGCGAGGAGCGCGCAGCGCAGGGCAGCCAGCAGCGTGGCGGCGGCCGACAGGCGCAGGCGAACCGCGGCGGGCCGAAGTACGGGGAGCGCAGCGCGCCGCCGCCGTACCAGGGGAATGACCCGTTCCCCGACGACGACCTGCCCTTTTGATGCTGTGCAACATGAAGCCCTGTAGCAAGTGCGGCCAGCAGCTCCCGCTGGCCGCGTTCTACCGCCATCCGGGCATGGCGGACGGGCACCTGAACTCATGCCGCGACTGCGTGAAGGCGCGCGTGCGCGAACACCGCGCCGAGAACCTGAAGCGCATCCGAGCGTATGACCGCGAGCGCGCCAACAAGCCGGAGCGGCTGGCGGCGATGAAGCGAACGGTGGCCAGCTATGAAGCGCGGCACCCGGAGCGAAAGGCGGCCAACAACGCGCTGAACAACGCGGTGCGGGACGGCCGCGTGGTGAAACCGTGCGCCTGCTGGGCATGTGGCGAAACTCGCCGCGTGGTTGGGCATCACTTCGACTACAGCCAGCCGTTGCTGGTGTCGTGGCTGTGCCAGGTCTGCCACAAGGATGCCCACCGCATCACAGACCAGGCGGTGGCGGCGTGAGCGCGCAGCTGCCACCGTCGAAGCTGGAGGCCATGCTGGCGTGGGAGCGGCGCGAACGCCTGGTGATGGGCGTTCGCATCGCCGCCGCGCTGGAGCTGCTGGAGCGTGCCGAGGCCCTGCTGGTGAAGGATTACCGCCCGGAGGCCTCCACTTGGCTGGCGGACCTGCAGGTGGCGCGCCGGCGGGACTTCGGGCCTTTCACGGAGGCCGCGGTGCCGGCCTCCGAAGCGGAGCGGGCCGTAGAGGCGGCCCACGCCCTGGAGGCCTCGCTGGGGCGCTCCAGCGCCTTCCTGGACCGCCTGGCCAAACTGCTGAACGCTGCGCCAGGCATGAAGCGGAGGCGCTACCGTGACGCGCCGGAGGGCTAAGGCCGAGGCGCCCCATCCGGGCGCCGCCCTGCTGGCGCTGGCCGGCCGCGAGGAGCCGAACACGGGGCTGGGCTGGGGGTCCTTCATCCACCGGCACCACGAACCGCGGACGTGGCCGCAGCAGCTCGAGCGAGTGCCCGAGGCGCTGCGGGCGGAAGCGGGAGATTACCTGCGCGGCATCGCCGCGCGGATGCGCGCGCAGTTGAACATGGCCAGGGCGGCCGGCTTCCGCACCATGGAGGAGTGGAAGGCGGCGAGGGCCAAGCGATAGCGGGGGCGTCCTCCCCGTGAAACCGTCACCTGGTCAGTGGTGAGTCGCCGGGGCTCCGGCACCTTCAGCGCACGGAGGCGCGATTGTCGGAAGTCGTCTATGTGGCCCAGGTGGCCGCCATGCTCGGAATGACGGAGGCGGCGCTGCGCGCGCACGTGTACCGCGAAAGCCGGGCCATCCCCAAGCATTTCAAGATGGGCACGCGCCTCGCATGGCGTCGCGCCACGGTGCTGAAGTGGCTCGAGGAGCGCGAGCGGCGCGGGTCCTGAAAGTCGAAGCCCCCGGTATGCGGCCGGGGGCTCCAGGTGGTCACCAACGCTAGATTGGAGCCCGCAGGCCTTCCGGCTCGCTGCGGGTTGCCCAGCCGCTGAAGCGGCAGCACACCAGCCCACCCTGCCGGCCGTTCGCGGGGGAAGATTTCCCGCGCTGTCGGGCACGTTCCGGCTGCACCCGCCCGGCGGCCGTCGCTCCGCCGGGTGACCATGCGCCGATGGTGTCACGCGGCCAGCTTCGCCGCCAAGTCCTCCGCGCGAAGATGGACGTACCGGCGCAGCATCGCCAGCGTTCGGTGGCCGGTGATGGTGGCCACCTCCACGATGGACAGCCCGCGCTCGAATAGGCGGGACGTGGCTTCATGCCGCGTGGTGTGGAACGTCACGCCGGCGAAGCCCAGAGCGCGCGCCACCTCGCCCACCTGCCGGCTGAAGTCCTCCGCCGCCACGGCCGGCGTGCCGAAAACGTGGCCGCTGCCCTGCCCCATGCCCTTCAGGACCTGTACCGCGCGCGGGGACAGTGGAACGTCCCGAGGGTGGCCGTTTTTCGTGCGCGGGAGGCGGACCACACGGCGCTCGAGCTCCACGCGGGACCACTCCAGCCCGGCAAGCTCGCCGCGGCGCATGGCCGTTTCCAGCGCCAGGGTGAAGGCCTCGCGCGTCGGGCTAGTCAGCTTGGCCGCCAGGTCGCGCTCCTCCTCGCGGCTGATGCGCCGATCCATGCCCGGCGGCATCGGCGGCAGGCGCACGTCCCGCGCAGGGTTGCCCACGCCCATACCCCAATCGGTGCGCGCGACGGTGAACAGGTGGGACAGCACGGCCAGCTCCAGGCGCACCGTGTTGGCGCCGGCGACCTTCAGGCGCGCGTCACGCCACGCGGCTAGGTCGGCGCCACGGATGGACGCCAGCGGGCGCGAGGCGAGCGCGTGGGTTTTCCAGGCGCGGATGCGGACCTGTTCCTGCGGTGCCCCGCGCTTCAGCGGGGTGACCTCCAGCGCGTAGCGGTCCAGCGCATCGGCCAGGGTGGTGCGCCGGGCTTCGCAGGCGTCCTCCCATTGGCAGCGGTCCATGGCCGCTTCCTCCGCGCGCGCCCAGGCTTCAGCGGCGGCGCGGGACTTGAAGGTGCGGCGCTGGGGCGGGTAGCCCTTGCGCCTGATGATGGCGCGGAATTGTCCCGCGCCCCTGCGTTCTATCGTTGCCATCCGTGGCGGTGTCCCACAGTTGTCCCATGGAAGCGCAGCGCGCGGCTGTTTTCATTGGTGGGTCGTGCGTGACTCGAACACGCGACCAACGGATTAAAAGGCCGCCCGGCACGCCTCGCGGGGACTGTTCACAAGGACTTTTCCGAGCGGCACGCTACTGCGCGGTGCTGCGAATTCTAGCGCCGGAATTGCCGGCGCTGTCCCAATTTTGTCCCGCCGTTAAACGCGCGCCACGGTGAAGTCATGGCGCTGCATCGACTCCACGCCGCCGCGCACCGCGAACAGCTCCGCGCGCACGCTGGTGTTCAGGCGCGAGGAGCCGCCGGAGCCGCTGAACAGGCGGAACTCCGAAACGGCGACCTGTGCGCCTCGGCGCAGGCGCCAGTGGCGCGCCACTACCGCGGCGAAATTCAGGAACACGGGCGGCCCGGTGTCGGTGACTCCGGAAACCGTGGCGACGGAGGTCCAGGCGCTAAGGTCGTTTGACCACTCCAGGGCGCAGCCATTCAGGAGCGCGGCGACGCCCGCGGCTCCTGGCACGCTTCCGCCCTGAACTGCGACGCACGCGACAGACTGCGCGCTCCCAAGGTCGGCGCGGACCCACTCCAAAGCGCTGGAGCCGGTAGCGGTGCCGGTTGTGTTGGAGCCGTCGCGCATGTTCGCAGCGGTTGCCGCGACGGCGCCGGCGCCGGTGCTTGATTGTGCCCAGGCCGGGCCGCTGTATTCACCGGCGGGGAAAGTCACCAGGCCACTATCCACAATTTCAGTGACCCATCCGTAGCTGGTGCCGGTGATGCCGGTTTCAGTGCGCCTCAGCGTTCCGGTTTCATCGTAGAGACGCAGCGTGTAGCCGGTTCCCACCTCCGGCCCGATGCTGGCCGCCGTCGTGTCCACCAGCTGGTCATCCTGCAGCAGGCGGTCCCGGTGCGCCCAGCTCACCGTCAGCGCGCCGCTGATGCTCGCCGGGTAGGCGGCGCCGTTCAGGCGGAAGTTTCCGGGCGGGTACGGGCGCGCAGCGCGGCCGGCCATGGTCACCGTGGCCGAGGGTGCCAGCGTGGCGTCCAGCAGGCCAGTGGCGCCGCGCGTGAGGGCTCGCCCCTGCACCGCCTCGCCCGAGGCGTACAGCACGCCGTCCGTGGCCGTGTAGGCGTCCAGAAACAGCACCCGCGTGCCGGATGCGTGCGAGCGCGGTACGGTGTCCAGGCAGCCGCGCGCCACCGTCAGCGTGAAGGTGTCCGGGTTCACCGCGTCCACGCGCACCATTTCCGCAGTGGAGCCGGAGCCGATCATGGCCAGCTCGCCGGGGTTCACCAGCGCCAAGTCCGGCGATTCCGCGATAGGCAGTGCGGTGGTGGCTTGCGTGATGGCCGAGGACAGCGTGGTGGACGGGCACCAATCGCCGCGGCCCGCGTCGGCGTAGGCGGCGGCGCCGGCTCGCGTCTGCAGGTTGTAGCCCTCCGTGATTCCGGCCGGCTTCACCGCGACCACGCCCAGGTAGGCGTCCGTGGCCGTGAGGGCCTGCGCCGAGGATGCGCCCAGCGTCTGCACCAGCTCGCGGTACGGCGCCTCGAATGCTGCGATGAAGGGCGAGGCCTGCGGCGTGTATACCGGCGAGGTCCAAAGAGAATCCTGCGGGGTCACGTAGCTGGCCGCGGGAAGGCTGAAAACGTCCTCCACACACTCGAGGGTCACCGCGCCGTCCGTCAGGCTGCCGTAATCCACGGAGCCCACGCGCAGCACCAGCTGCTCGATGCCGGCCGGCAGCCACTCAAAGCGCAGCACGTCGCCCGGCTCGATGGCGTGGCCCTGGCGGCTCACGGTCACGGTGACGCGCGCCAGGCCCGAGGTCGCGGCCTGCAGGTCGCGCAGCGCGGTGCGCAGCGCCAGGTCCGCATTCGGCAGGCCGGGGTATTGCCGCCCCTGCGGCACTACAGCGCCCTGCGCCTGGATGGCGGCCAGGTTCTGCACCGTCACGCTGCCGTCCTTGCCAGTCACCGCGTCCACGTAGCCCACGGTGATTTCATTCACCGCCTCCGTGTAGGTCGCGCGCTCGATGCGCGGCACCGCGAGGACGTTGCCCTGCTGCGAGCCGTACAGCGGAAGGCTGGCCACGTCATAGCCGCCGCGGATGGCGCGCAGCTTGAACAGGCCCGTGCTGCGGTCCTGCACCAGGACGCCGCCGGCGTGGTCCAGCACCACCTGGAGGAAGGACTGGATGGTGTCCTGTTGCTGCCAGGCGAGGCACAGGCCGAGGCCTTCGGCGTGGAAGGTGTCAGCGGCGGCGGTGAAGCTCGCCGCGTCCAGCTGGCCGGTGGGGTAGCCCATGCCCCATTCGGTGTTTGTCAGGCACTCATAGATGATGTGCGCGGGGTTCATCGCCGCCACGTCCCCGGCCACCGTAATGGAGGCCTTCGAGGGCAGGAAAACGGGCGTGGCCCAGCCGGCCGCGATGCGGCGAACCAGGAACGCCCAGGGCTTCAGGTATGGATTGTTGGCCGCCACCAGGCCGGTGAGGCGCCCGCGAAGGACGCGAGCGATTAGGGCGCTTAGGAATGTGCTGCCGTCGAACGTCACCGGGATGGTGAAGGTTCCGCCGGCGGCCCACACCAGCACGGGGTTGGTCACCGTGATTTGAATGCCGGGGCGCGTGTTCGCGCCGGGGCCGCGGAACACCACGGACAGTAGGCCGCGGTATGCCGGTTGCGGCGTCCCCTGCTGCGCGGCCAGGTACTCGTTGGGCTTTTGCGTGGCCTCTCCCATCATCACGTCCAGCGCCCCCTGGATGCCCCCTTCGCGCTCCTCGCCACCGAACAGCTCCGGGGCCTCGATGTAGATTTGCCCGGAGCCGTTGGCCGCGCCCTTCCACGCGCTGCGGTCGCCGGCTCGAATCTCCAGGATGCTGTCCACCGGGCCGTGGCACAGGCCCATATGCAGGCCCATGAAATACTTGTAACCAATCGTCTGCTTTTTGCTGCTGCCCACGCTCAGGCCCTCGATTCAGTGCGCGCCAGCTCCGCCAGCTGGATGGCGAAGTGGTCCCCGGTGGCTTCCATGGCGTCCGCGCTCCAGCCGTCGCGCAGCAGCTCCGGCCAGTCGAAGCCGTGACGCTCCGCCCAAGCGCGCGCGCCGCGTGCGCACAGCTTCAGCCGCCGAATATGGTCCATGGTGACGCGGGCGCCGTTGTCCATGCCTATTTTTTCCCACCTTTCGCTTTTATCGCCTCGCTTTGCAGGTCTCCGAACCAAAGGACGTTCGCACCGCGCAGCCACACGGTGCCGAACACCACCGGAATCGGGCGGCCCTCCTCGGCGGTTGGAGCGTCGAAGTCCTGCAGGCTGGCGGGCTTTGGCTGCGGTGGCTTTGGTGCCAGCGCGTAGCTGATGACCGCCGAAATGATGAATAGCGCGATTTGCGTGAAAATATCGAAGGCACGTTCTCCTCAGTAAAGCGGGTCGGAACCGTATGGGTTTTTCGTCGGGATATAGGGCATCCCGCCGTAGTTGTCGCTGTTGCTGAACTTGGACGCGCAGGTGGCCAGCGTGTGGTCGCAGCCCGGCAGCAGCCGCACGGCGGTGCCGAACTCAAGCCCCAGCGGCAGCGTGGACAGCACCAAGTCGGCGCCGGTGTGGCCGACGATGAAACGGCGCTCCCACGTGGAAGGCCCCACCGCCCATTCCAGCACGCCGCCGTCGAAGTAACCCACCGGGTAGGTGCTGGCGGCGCCCACGGTCACCGTGGCGCCGGAGACGCCGGCAACGGTTCCGAGCTGGCGCCAGGCCGCGGGGTTCAGCTTGCACCCGGAGCCATACAGCACATGCGGGCAGCCCTTGATGTAGGCGCGGCGCAGGCCGTTGCGGCGGACGCTGGTTTGTAGCGGCTCCAGCACCACCTCCGCCTGGCCGTCCTTCCACACGGACACGGAGAGAATCCGGCCGGTCCAGGTCACCACCGCCTCGCCGTCGCCCTCATGGACCTGGCGCAGCGTGAGGCTCACGGGGTCCGCGGTGTTTCCGGCGCGGAATTGGTCCATCACGGACAGCGAGCCGTCCAGCGTCAGGCGCAGGTTGGAGCGGTTCAGCTCGCTGCCCTGTTCGATGCCGGAGCGGCGGATGGCCGCGCGCAGGTACACCTGGAAGTCCTGCGTGTAGTCGCGGTCCGCCGTGGTGTACCGCCACACAAAGTCCCCGCGGCGGAACTCGTACAGCTCCACCGGGCGGGCTTGGTCGGCGCTGCTTTCGCGTGCGCTGTAGGTCATGTGTTGTTCCTGAAGCTGCGGAAGGTGGCCGAGGTGTCCACCGTTTCACCCGTCCACCATGCCAGCTCTGCCGCGTCGGATTCCTGCCGCGACAGCGCCATGAAGGACACCATGGCCACGTCCGCCGGCTGCACCGTGACGCCCAGGGCGGCCTCGATGTTCAGGCGCTCCACGGTGGGCGACAGCAGTGTGGAGCCGGTGATGCGCCGGTAAAGAACGGTGCCGTTCACCAGCTCGATGCGAATGTCCCGGCGGCCGGCGTCCTGTTTCAGGTACTGCACGTAGCCCATGGCGCGCACCTCGATGGCCAGGTCCGCGTTGCCCACGGCGGTGACCACCTCGAGGTCCTGCGTCCAGGTCGGCACCCACGCCGCGCCGTGGCGCCCGCGCAGCGCGTGCAGGCGCTTGCGCCAGGCGTCGATTTCCGCGCGGCTGGTGAAGGTCCACCGCATGGACTGCGAGCCCGAAGGCTGGCCGGCTTCATCCACCACGCGGCGCGTGCCGGTCACGGTGTCCAGAATGGACAGCTTCCGCTCCAGCGTCAGCTGGGGCTCGCCGGTCCAGTTTGGGCGAACCTCGAGGACGGGGTAGCCGCGATGCGTGGCCGTGCCGGCGTCCGCGGTCCACACCTCCGGCTCCGTGGCGAGGAAGCGCAGGCGCGTGGTGGAGGTGTCGCCGGTGAATCGGTCCAGCCCCACGCTGGGGTCCAGTCGCGCCGCGCGCGCGGGGTACACCATGGTGCCCTGCGGCCAGTTGCGCGTCGCCGGGCGCTTCAGGGTGATGCCGGCGGGCGTCACGCTCGCCACCTCGGCCACCTCGAAGTCCAGCGCGGAGTCGGAGGCCAGCAGCATGGCCAAGCCGTCCGCTTGGAAGTCCCGCGTGGTAGTGTCGGCCGCGATGGTGAAGCCGCCGATGGCCAGCGGCGCGGTGGTCGGCGTTCCGTCCCACCACACAGGCACAGCCCACACGCGCGCGCCCCAGTCCCAAAGGATGGCCTCGAGCGTGCGGCGCTCGCGCCCCGACACCATGACGCTGAACTCGATGACCTTGCGCGGGCCGATGCGCAGCGCGCGGCGTTGTTCCTCGCCGCGGTACATGGTCAGCACGTCCGTGGCCCACTCCAGTCGCTCGAGCATCCCCGCGGACCAATCCGCGGACCAGCCCCAGCCGGTGACGCGCGAGCCAGTGATGCGGACCTGGAGCGCTTGGCCAGTGTTGAACGTCCAGGTGAGCGTGGCGCCGATGGTCGGCGGCCCGTCCGTGCTGATGCCCAGCTCATAGACGCGCTGCTGCTGCGGCGCGAACTGCAGCGGCGGCAGCGGCTGGCCGCCGAGCGTGATGCCTTCGGCGTTGTCCTCCGCGAGGCTGGACAGGATGATGGCGCGGCGCCAGGCGTTCCAAACCCACAGCGTGGTGGATTGGTCGGAAACCAGGTTGCCGAGGTCCAGCGCCAGGAACTGGATATGCACGCGGTTGTAGAAGTCCAGCCCGCCGAAACTCTGCCCCACGACGCTGGGCAAAAGGTCAACGGCTGGGAGGTAGGTTTCCACGATTGGCGAGGCCGGCGAGCGCGCACCCGGCAGGTGCGCCACAGCGTCCGCGCGCGCGGCGTATGGCGCGAAGCGCTGCGGCGTCCAGGTGTAGGCCCACAGGGCGGCGTAATCGGGCACGGTTAGGGCACCTGGCGGTAGGCGTAACCGTAATTCCAGCTGTTCTGAACGCCCACCGGACCATTCACGGCCGAGCCCTTGCGGATGCAAGGGAACACCCGCCAGGTGTCGGAGCCCAGTGTGATGGTGGCGCCGGGCTGGAAGTTGTCCACGCGGATGAATCGGAAGTCATCGGGGAACCCGATGGGGTGGCGCAGGTTGTCCGTGGCGTCCGCCTGGACGAAACACAGCAGCGGGAACATTGGGGAGCGGCCGGTGAAGGCGGACGGAGAGGCCAGCGCCAGGCTGTTGAAGTTTCCCAGGTTCAATGTCGATGGGTTTCGCCAGCCCGACCAAAGCCGCCCCACCTGGGGATTGTTTGCGGCCCCTTGGCAGTAGCGGGGCGTGACGCCGCCGAAGTCGGCGCGCACCAGCGTGGCGTAGTTGTTGGCCGAGCTTCCGCCCGGCTCAAATGGCCAGGAATGGGCGGCGGCGTCGGCGTTGTGAATGAATCCGCTGGCCACGTTGTGGCTGTGGTTCGTGCCGTAGACGTATGCGCCATTGGTGAAGGTGCCGAACTGGCGTAGCTGGCCGATGCCGAGGTGTCGGAAGGTGCCGCTCTGCACCTCCACCACCACGTGGAGGTAGGGCCGCGGCGCGGCGAGCGCCGAGGCGAAAAAGTGGTATGCCACATACGGGCCGGTCATCCAGTTGGTGCTGGTGATGGGCGACGGGTTGGGCTGCGTTTCGGTGCTGGCGCCGGTATAGCTGCCCGACCACAGCAGGCCCTCCAGGTAGGGGCCTGGGTCGCTGGTGCTGCCGGCCGCATTGTTGGACCGCAGAATGGCCTGGACCACGCCGCGCGACAGAATCAGCGCGTGGCCGGTGCTGCCAGCGCCGCCGGTGCGCGCGCCGGAAAAGTGAATGGTCCAGCCGTTCGCGCCGGCGAAGGTGCCCAGCTTGTTCAGCAGGTCCTGGAGGTTGGTCGCGGTGCCGGTTTCGTAGGGCATGGGTCAGTCCAGGGCGATGCCAGCCCAATGCTGGCGCGAGGTTCGGAAAGCATTAGGGACGCTGAGAACGTCCGTCGCGCCGTCCCGCGTAATGGCCTCGGCGGTGTTGCCAAAGCCGTTCATGGAATAGACTCCATCGAACTCGCCAAGCACCGCGCCGGCAAAGCCAGGCATGGGCGGAATTGCCAGGATGACGGGAAGGAGCGGCAGGGAGCCGTCCAAGCAATCACGGAAAGCGGCCACCTGCTGCGTGCCACTATCGGCCGTGAATGCGTAAGGCCAGGTCAAGCCGCATAGCTTGGTCGTGTGGTTTGCCGTTACACCTTCAGAGCCCGAGCTGTTCACGCGGTTGGCAAACTCGCGCCATGCGCCGTTCGGTTGCATCACGGAAAGGCCGGAGGGAAAGCTGATGGAATTGGAGAAGGCGCCGGGGTCCCAGAAGTTACGGAAGCCGCCTTCCGTGGAGAAGTCCCACCGCGTGGTGGCCACGTCATAGACGGCGCCCACGGCCATGGGCCAAGGGTAGTCCGCCGGGGTTTCATACGGCAGGATGAAGCCGGAATATGCCGCCAGGTAGATGCCGGAGACGCGGCACACCAGCACGTAGCGCCCGCCATTGACCACCAGCCAGTAGGCGATGCCGGTCGTTTTCGTGACGGGCAGCGTTTTGGCGGTGCAAATGTTCGCCACGTTCGGAAGGCTGGGGTGTGTGGCCTGGTCATTCCAGAAACGGAAGCCCACCAGGCGAAGGTTCCACGCGTCCGAGGCGGAAACCGTGGTGGTCCACAGGCCGTGATAGGCCTTCGTGACACCATCCACGCCAGGCGACAACCACACGGCCTGAATGCCCTGCGTGTTGTCATCCAGCGGGTACGTTCCGGCGGTGTCGCCACACAGGCGCAGCTCCCATAGCTCCAGCGTGGCGGTTTGCCCCGCGGTCACCACGATGCGCCAGCGGCGCTTTGCCACCGGGCTGGTAACGTTGAACGTGCGCGTTTCATTCGTGCCCCAGCCAGTGAGGCCGGACCAGGATTGCAGCGTGGTCCAGCCCACGCCATCGTCCGACCAATCCAGCGAAAACGCGGCAGGGCCGCGGCTCGCCGTGGCGCACTGGATACGGATGGACCGCACCGCGGTGTCGAAGTCCATGACCCACGTAGACGTGGCCGGAAAGCTGGTGGTGGATGCGGCGGTGGGCGTGGTGTCGCCGTCCACCAGCTCCGTGAAGTTGGACAGCGTGCTGGTGAAACCGTCGCCGGTGTTGCCCATGCCGGCGAGGCGCTGGCGCGTCCACGGCGCGCCGGTGTTCAGCGCGAACACGTCCCCCGCCTGGAATGGCGTGGCGCCGGCCACGATGCGGAAGGCCACGCGCGAGCTGCTGAAGTCCGTGCCCACCGTGCCCGAGCCCAGGGAGCCCGACACGGAGCCCGACACGTTGAACGCGGTGGCGCTGGTGAAGGTCACGGTAATGGTTTCGGTCACGCTGGTGGCGGTGCCGATGTAGCCGCCCGTGGTGCCGCCAGGGCCGCGCATGCGGCCATTGCCCACGCCGCTGAAGGTGAGGCCCCAGGCGTGCCCCGTCTGCGTCAGGTGCTGGTCCAGCTTGCCGATTAGGTCGCGGTAGCCCGCGGCGGTGCCGATAAAGGTCGTCATGGTTCAGCCCTGGAGTACCTGGCGGATGCCGGAGGCGTTGCGGGAAATGGCGTTCACCACCACGCGCTCGCCCGCAGCGGATTGGAGGAAGTCGCCCACCATGGACGGGTCCACCACGTTCACGATGCGCACGCCGGTTCCGGCGCCCGCGCGGCCACCGTTCGCGGCGTTGCGCGGGTCAGTGCGCGAAAGCACTTCCTCGCCCGTCTGGAGGATCGAAGGGACCTCGCCGGGCTTCAGGCCCACCATGCCGCCGGAGTGGTAGCGCGGCGCGCCGGCAAACACCAGCGGCGACACCATGCGGCGCGGGCCGGTTCCCACCATGCCACCGGAATGGTTCACGGGAGCCGACACACCGCCGCCACCGCCGCCAGGGACGCCCAGCAGGGCGCGCACCGTGCGCAGCGCCAATTCCTGCGCCACCATTTGGGCCACCGCGCGCACAAAGTTGCGCGCCAGGTCCAGCACAGCGTCCTTCAGGGACTTGGCGCCGGTGGCAATGTCCAGGAAGAAATTTTCCAGGCCCTGCTGGGCGGCGTCCTTCAGGCCCTGCGTGAATTTGTCCTGGCTCTGCTGGATGCGCGCGTATTCCACGTCCAGGGAGCGGATGGCCGCGGCCACCTGGGGCGTGCGGCCCTCGGCGGTGTTGTAGTAGGCCTCCAGCTCGGCGCGCAGGTCGCGCAGCTGCTGGAGGGAGGTTTCACGCGCGGCCTGGAGCTGCGTTTCCGCATCCGATTCGCTGATGCCCCCGAGCTGCTGAAGGTCCGCAATGCCGCTTTGCTCCTCGCGCAGGCGCGCGATGGTGTCGCGCACCTTGGTGCCGGCGTCATCCAGCCGAGCGGCCAGGCGCTCCTCGGACACCAGCGCGTCCACCAGGCTGATGCCCTCCCCGTCGCCCTCGGCCTCGAGGCGCGCGCGCAGGTCGCGGAATTGGTCCTCCACCCGGCTGGCCGCAGCGTCCCCGGCTTCGGCGTTGGTTCCGCCGCCGCGAACCTCGCGCAGGCGGTCCCGCACGCGGTCCAGCTGGCGCTCCAGGTCGGCGTAGGCGCGGGACTGTTCGCGGGCGTTGGCCGGTCCCAGCGCGCCCAGCTCGCGCTCCAGCTGCGCAACGCGGGTCAGGGCATTGGTGCGGGCGTCCTGCGTGGTGGCCTTGCGGGCCTCGGCCTCGGCCTGGGCGATTTCCAGCCGCAGGGATTCGCGCTGAAGCTCGAGGCGCTGGCGGAAATACTCCGCGATGGAAAGCTGGTTTTCCCGGTAGAGCTGTTCGATTTCCTCCAGCCGGCGCTTGGTGGCGTCCAGCGCCAGCGCGTTGGTGTTCAGCGCGTCGGCCAGCGCCTTGGCCGGCGGATTGGCCCCCTTCAGCGCATCGGCCACGGCCTTGGCATCCAGCGCAAGGTCGGTGGCGCCCTGCTGGTCCGCGGAGGTGTCCCACAGCGCATTGATGGCCGCGCCGGTGTCCAGTGCCGCGTTGTTCAGGTCCTCCAGGAAGCCGTCCACGATGGCCTGGCCCTCGGCCAGGTTTCCGCGAAGCTGCGCATTGGCCCGGCCCAGGAATCCGTCACGGATGGCGCGCGCGCCTGCGAAGTCACCGCGGAAGAATGCCGCGAGGGCGTCGCCGGAGCTGGTTAGGTAATCCTGAACCAATGCCCCAAGGTCAAACACCTTGCGCGCGGAGGCGGCGATGATGGCGCCCACCGCGCCGATGGCCTTGCCCACCGCCTGGAACACGAAAACGACGCCCTGGAACGCGGAGCCCAGCACGCGCACCACACTGACCAGGAACTGGCCCTGTTGCCCGGTTTGGCCCGTTGCGCTCGCGGCCCCCTGCTGCGCCTGGGCATAGTTGCCCAGGAAGGTGGCCAGCGTGCTGATGTTCTGCGCCAGGGCGGAGCTGGAGCCGGCGGCGCGGTCCGTTTCGCCCACCAGGAGCGTGAAACTGTTTTTCAGCTGCGTGAAGGCGCCGGAGATAGTCACCGGCAGGCGCTCGAACTCCTCGCGGAGGGTTTCCTGTTGCGTGGCCAGGGCGGCCAGCACGTTGGAGGTAGTCAGCTGGCCATCCTCGGCCAGCTTGCGCAGGTTGTCGGCGCCGTCCACGCCAAGCTCGCGGAACCCGTCCTGGATAGCGCGCGCTAGCCGCGGCGTACCCTCCAGCACGCTGTTCAGCTCCTCGCCGCGCAGCTGCCCGGAGGATAGGCCCTGCGACAGCTGGAAAAATGCCGCTTCGATGCTGCCCGCGCTGGTTTGCGACAGCTGGCCGGCCTGGGCGATAACCTCAGTCAGGCCCAGCACCTGGCGGGTGCTGATGTTCGTCTGTTCGGTGGCGCGGCTGATGCGCGAGAACAGCGCCACCGTGGACTCCAGGCTGGAGCGGGTGCGCTGGGCAATTTCAAACGTAGCGCGCTGCGCCTCCGCGAAGTCCTCGGCGGACTGCGTGGCGAGGTCCAGCTGGCCGCGCAGGCGCGTGGCGTCGTCCGCAATGCGCGCCAGGCTGGCCACCGTGGCGAAGCTGGCGAAGCCGGCGAGGAGGCCGCCGAGCTGCCCGGCGATGCCGCCGAAGGCACCGCGGAGCTGGTCCGCGGACTTGGCCGCGCGGGTGTTCGCCTGTTCGGCCTGCTGGCCGAATCGCTGGATGGACTGCTGGGCCGAGGCCAGGGCTGTGCGCAGCTCCCGGATTTCCGCGCCGATGCTGATTTCCAGGCGGGGATTGGCCACGGGTCAGGGCTCCAATGCGTTCAGCAGCTTGGTGAATGCGTCCTGGTCATACTGCGCTCCACGCAGCAGCACCAGCAGGTCCCGATGGTGCCGCTTCCGCGCGCCCTCCACCGCCTGCGAATAGGCGCGCACCTGCGCCATGGTCATGGCCATGACCTCGGACAGGGAAAAGCCGGCCTGAACCAGGCCGGCGATGGTGTCCGCCCAGCCCCATGGGCCGGGCTTGTCCTTCAGGCGGGCGGGCTTTCCGGTGCGAGCGCCTGCGCCAGCATCGGCAACAGGCGCCGCTGAAAAAGGTCACGGTTCACCCGGAACACGGCCAGCACCAGCGCCAGGCCGTCATCCGGCCCCAGCTCCTCCAGCTCCTCCAGCGGCAGCTTGGTGGTGATGGCCAGCGCCTGGTTCACGGACTCGCCATGCTTCGCCAGCGCGGCGAACATGACCAGCTCGCTGGCGTCCTTCGGCAGGCCGCCGATGACGCCCAGCAGCGGCTCCACCGCGGCGATGAACTTGGGCAGCTGGCCCATGGTGACGGGCCGCACCGTGATGGTGCGGCCGTCGCCCAGGGTGACCTCGCCAACGGCCGGCTGGATGACCTCCAGCCCCTGCGCGCCATCCATGCGTTACCGCTCCTGTCGGGCGGTGAAATACTGCGACACGCCCACGCCCAGCTTGGTGGTGTCGGCCAGCACCTTGCCGGTGACCTCCAGGGCGGCGTATTCCTCGCCAATGAGGCCGAGGTTCTGCGCGGCGCCGATGCGGACGCGGAAGGCATCCACCAGCACGCGCTTGCCGCTGCGCGCCTCGTTCAGGCCGTCGAAGTAGAGCCGGTATTCCTTGCCCGAGCTGGTCAGCGCCTGCGTGAGGTCCGAGGCCACGGCGGTGAAGTCCGCTTCCATCGGCTCGCCGGCGGTGGCCGCTGCGGCGGCGGTGAAGGTCACACCGTTGCCGGTCACGTTGTAATCCGTGCCCGCAGTCAGCAGCGTGCGGCCCATGCACGTGAGCGTAGCGGTGCCGTCCACGGTGGTGCCGCCCACGGTGGTGCCGAAGGTCGGCGGCGCAGCGGCCGAGGTGCCGGCGGTGGTCACGCGGTAGTAGAAGCCGTTGGGCGCGGCCGGGATCAGGTACACGCCCAGGGCGTAGGCCGTGGTGTTCGCGCGCGTGGCGGCCGTGCGGCCGTTGGTGGCGCGGATTACCGGCGCCGGGGTCGCGGCGGCGATGGCCGGGAACGGATCGAAGGCACTGGCCTGGAACGTGCCAATGGGCTGGTTCGTTAGCGCGCCAGCGGCGCCGGCGGTGCTGACACCGTACAGCACGCGCGCCAGGTTCTCGGGGCTGAGGTCATGCAGCGTCATGGACGCTTCCACGGACGAAACGCGGCGCACTTCATTGCGCGTGCCGCCGCCGCCCTTGGTGTAGTCCTTCAGCTCCTTGACCTCCTCGGAAACCGCGAAGGACAGCGCCGACACGTTGCCGATGGGCAGCAGGCCGGTGGTGCCGCCCACTTCCTCCAGGTAGCACTGGCCGACGCCGATATAGGAATAGTCACTCATTGCTCAGTCCTCGCGGTTTGTTCAGGGTGTGCCGCGATAGCTGCGGCGGATTTCAAAGGCCAGCGGGTAGTAGGCGAAACCCGCATCCGTGAAGCCGGCGCCTGGCGCTTGCTCCAGCTTCAGCGGCCCACAGTTGGGGAGCGGGCGGAAGCCCAGCAGGGCCTCCAGCACCGCGTCCACCAGCTCGGCGGCATCCTCGCGGGCGCCCTCCTGCGTGCCGGACTGGCGGGCGTTCCGCGTGGTGACCACGGCCAGGAACTGGAGCGCGACCTCCTGCACCATGCCGTGCCCCACTTCCTGCGTGGGCGTCATGCCGTTGTAGATGACGGCCACGGAGGGGACCACCTGCGAACGCTCCTCCACCTGCGCGACCTCGGCCGCGGTGTAGACGTGGCGAACGGCGGCGCCCAGCTTCGCCTGGAGGCGGGCGACGATGGCGGATTCCAGGGCCTTGATGGTCATGGGGTCGGACTGATGGCGCGGGCCATGGCATTGATGGCCGCGGCGGACCAGGAAGCGGGCAGGTCCACCTGGCCGGATGGGCCAATGGGCATGAACGGGCGCGCCGGGACCTTGACCTGGCGCGCGAAGGCGAAGCCGCCGGCCCCATTCGGGAAGCGCAGCAGCTTGGCGCGCACAGGCTTGATGACGGCACCGAACTGATGGACGCGGGCGTATTGCACGTTGGTGCCCACCACCACCTCGCGGTCCTGCACCTTGGATGTGATGCTGGCGCGCAGGCGGCCGGTGCTGACCAGGGGCTGGCCCTGGCGCAGCTTCAGCGGCGCCCACTTCGCGCCGTTCGGCGCGGTGGACTGGCGGAAGGTCAGCTGGATGCGCGTGACCAGCACGCGGCCCAAGGCGTTCAGCGCGGCGGTGATGCGCTCCGGGCGGCCGGTGTCGCGCAGCGCGCGTTCCACCTCCTCCAGCTTCGCGTCAATGCGGATGCGCGCCACGGCTTAGAACCCCGCCAGCGCGTCGTCGGTGAAAACGCGGTCCTTCGCGGCGTAGGACACCGCGAACACCTCTCCGGGCACCGGCTCCGGCGTGAGGCCGGCCACCGTCAATTCACCTTTGGCCACCTTTTCCAAAAAGGCGATGGCGGCATCCCGGCGGGTTTCCACCTCCTCGGGCGCGGCGTGGCCGTACAGCTCATAGCGCACCAGGTCCGCGGCGACCTCGAGGAGGCGCGGCGGCAGCGTGACCAGTGGCAGGGAATAGGTGCGACCTGGCCGGCTGGCCAGGTAGCTGTCCACGATGGCGGAGGCGTCGGCCTCCGCCGCCGTGAAGGTGCGGCCGTCATCCGCCGGGGCAGTCGGCAGCAGCTGGTCCAGCTCGCGCTGGCCGAACCGTGCGATGAAGTCCGAGGTGGCGACGTAGGGCACGGGTTACTCCGCCGCGGCGTCCGAGGCGGTGTCGGCCGGGGCGTCCGCGGCCTGGGCGGCCTTGGCCTTGCCCTTACCCTTCGGCGCTTCCTCGGCCGGGGCGACGTGGCCCGAGGCGGTCAGCAGCTCCGCGTCGGCGTCGGTCAATTCGATGACCTCGCCCTCATTGCGGACCTTGTGGCCGTCATGGATGGCGTGGCCGGGCTGAACGATGAACTTCGGCATGGTGGAATCCTCGCTGGTCTGTTGAAGCCGGGGCGCCCGTAGGCGCCCCAGCGGTTTGTCACGTCACCGCGCCGGGTTACGGCGTGATGGCGTTTTCCACCAGGTAGCCGGCGTCCGCCGCGCACACGATTTCGTTCACGGACTCGCCCGTGCGCACGCGGACCGCGCCGCGCAGGCCCGTCTGCGGCTCCGCCATCTGGCCGGCCACGCGGCCCTGCCACTGTGCGGTGTAGCCGAACGTCATCTGCGGGCTGCGGGTGTTCGCCAGGCGGTTGCGGTGGATGAACGCGGCATGGTTGGCCCACACGCGCGCCATGGTCGCGGCCTGGCCCGGCTTGGCGGTGTTGATGAAGCCCTCACCCACCAGGACCTCCTCCAGCTCGAACAGCTCCGCGAGCTGCTGGCGGTTGGCCATGCCCGACTGCGCGGCGTTGCCGCCCATCGGGAACACCGCGGCGATGACCTTGGGATGGCGGCGCAGGGCGTCATACACGCGGCGGCTGAACACCGCAACGTTGGGGCGCACCAGCATGCCGTTCAGCAGGTCCGTGATTTGGGCCACCGGGTTGTTGGCCTCCACGTCCCAATAGGTGCCGGCGCTGTTGGTCACCTTGTTGCCCACCGGGTAGGTGGCCGGGTTGAAAACCAGGTCAGCCGTGCGCTTTTCGCGGTCCAGCAGAATCAGGTCGGTGAGGATTTCGGTGGCATTGCCCAGCGGGTCGAAGCCCTGCGGCGCGGCGGCAATGTCATCGTTCGGCACCACGTCATCCAGGCCGTAGTCGAACACCTGGCCCGGAACCTCGGAGGTGCTGAACTCGATTTCCTGCGGGCGGCCCTTGCGGCCGATGCGGGTGGCCGGGACCGTGAAGCGGTCGGCGCGGGTGTGGGCCAGCCACTTGAACGTCTGCCCGCCCACCGGGACGCGCGGCAGCACCGCGTCCGCAATCAGGGACTTGTTCATGTAGGCGAGGGCGATACCGGTGAGGCGGGTATCGAGCGGGAAGGGGCGAACGATGCTCATGGTTCAGGGGTCCTTGAAGTCAGGCGCCGTTAGGCGTTGTTGAAGCCCGGCGACAGCTGGACCGGGAACAGGTCACCCGACACCGCGCTGGCGAGGGCGAAGCCCACGATGCGGGCGCCGACAGCGGCCGTGGAAACGATGCCCTGGCCGGAGGCGTTGGCGGTGATGGGCTGGCCGCGCGTGATGGTGCCGCCAGCCTTGACCATGGCGATGCCGTCCATGATGCAATCCACCATCTGGCCGGTGGTGATGGCGTAGCCGTCCGCCACGCCGATGATGGCGTCCGTTGCGGCGACAGCCGGCACCATCGTGCGGTCATCGGCGCCGAACTTCAGCAGGGTATTGGCAGCGATGGCGCCGCCGGCGGTGTAGCTCTTGATGAGGCCGTGGTTCATGGCGTTTTCCTCGGGGCGTTACTTGGTGGTGGGCTGGTCGCGGCCCGCCTGCACGGCGTCCACGGCTTCGGTGAAGGAAATGAGGCGGCCGGCCTTTTCCTGCTCATTGCGGTAGGCCTGCGCGCGGCTGGCGAGGTCCTGGGCGTTGCGCGGCTCGTTGTCGTTGGGCGAGCCCGGCGCGCGTTCGTTGAAGTCCACCGCCTTGGGCAGCGTGGACAGGAAGCCGCGGAGGAAGACCAGCGCGGTGGCCGGCTTGCCTTCCTCGGCCTCGCCGAACTCGGCCACGCCCTCGGCATCGTCCAGTCGGCACATGAACTCGGCCAGCGCGTCCACCTTGGCGGGCAGCAGCTTGCCGGCGGTCACCAGCTCGGCCAGCTCGGACTTGAAGCCGGCGACCTTGGCGGTGCGGGCATTGGCGGCTTCGCGCTCGCGGAATTCCGCGTTCTCGCGCTCGAGCTGTTCGGCCTTGGCGGCCTGTGCCTTCAGGGTTTCGATTTCCTGCGGGGTCATCGTGTTGTCCTCGGTTTTCGGTTCGTTGAAGGCCGGCATGGCCGGCTCTGCGGTCATGGCTTCGCGCGCGCGGCGCGCCTCGGCCTCCAGTTCCTCCACCAGGTAGCTGGGAAGGGCCTTGTCGGTTTCTTCCTGACCCCACTTCGCCAGCAGGGTGTCGCGCAGGCCGCGGAAGATGCGCGACACCAGGGAGAGGGTCAGGGCATCGTCCGCGAACTCCACCACGCCCTCCTCGGCATCGCTGAATGCCACTTCCTTCAGGCCCTTGACGGCCGGCGGCTGAGCGCCGAGGAAGCCCACGTGGCGGAGGTAGTAGACGCCCGGCACCGGGTTGCTCGGGCTGTCGGGCGAGTAGAAGCTGGCGGAGCGTTTCTTGAAGCGGCCGGCGGCCACCATTTCGCTGAAGGCCGGGTCCACCTGGTCCACGTCCGCCAGCAGCTCGCCGTCCGCGAACGAAAGGCCGCGCACCCAGCCGTAGGCCGGGCCGTTGTCCTTCGGGTGGCCCACCACCAGCGGGGCCTCATGCTTCGCCGGGTCATAGGCCCGGATGGTGGCCTCCAGGTCGCTGTCGCTGAAGGACAGCGTGGCGCCTGCTGCGCTGGTGTGCGTACCGGGTCGGAAGATGGAAACGGCTTTCATGGGCTCGCGGCTGTCCACGTTTCGGCCACGATGCCGTTCGCGCGCGCGGGCGTTCAGGTGCGACTGTGCGCCCCTTCATTTCTGAACGGCAGGTAACTGGAAAGGCGCTTGCCCATTCCATCGGCCTACTACCGGGGGTAGTGTTCTCGCACCAACCCAAAGCGAGGACGCCGCAATGGAAACCGAACTCCGCACCACCCTAGCCGCGCAGCCGCCGGAACACCGAACCATCATCCGAATCGCATGCCGCTACGTGGAACAGCGGCAGGCCCGCGCAGCGAAGGCTGCTGCCGAAGGGCGCGAACCGCTTCCCGTGCCCACTCTGCTGGACACCACCCTGGCGCTGCTGATGGCCCACCGGAACGGCTGCGCGCTGGACCTGGAGCGCATGCTGGCCGCCGATGAATTCAACCTGGAGCATGACGTGGGCGGCATCCTCACGCACCTGGACCGGCGCACCGGCAAGGTGGGCGGGCTGTTCCTGCCTCGCATGATGAAGGTGGCAGCGTGAGCGCGCGAGACGGCGGGCCTGCGTTCCCGGTGCCGCTGAATCCCGGCGAAGAATTCAAGGCGCACGGCCCGGCCGACGGCATGACCCTGCGCGACTACTTCGCGGCAAAGGCGCTTCAGGGCCTTCTAGCCGCGCCTCAAGAACACGTGGACGGCTTCGACGCTCACGCCATCGTGGCCTACGCGCTGGCCGACGCCATGCTGAAGGCGCGCGAGGTTGCGGCATGAACCGCGCCGAAGATGCCATTTGCTACACCGCCGGCGCCATCGGCCTGCTGGGCGCGCTCTATGCGCTGTGGCCGCGCATCGCGCCGCTGCTGCCGCTACTGGCCTTCATCGCCGCCGGCGCCGTGCTGGTGGCCGCGCTCGAGCGGTGGGCGAAGCGCCCGGCCATGCCTCCCAGCGTGGATGAACAGCGCCGCGAAGCCCTGGCCCGCTACCGCGCCGCGCACGGCGCCCATGAACTGGCCGCCAAGTGCGTGGCCGGCCTCCGATTCCAGCAGCAGCTCAAGAACAGGGGAAGCAACCGATGAACACCTGCGACACGTGGGAATTCAACAGCGCGAAGGCCAAGGCGATGCGCCTGAAGGCCGAGGCGCACCGATGGGACGCACGCATCGCGGAGCTGCGCGGCGAGCCGATGGACGCGAAGGATTACCGCGACGTGGCGGAATCGCTGGAAATGTCGGCGTCCACCTATGAGCTGTGGGCGCGCCAGGCCCCGGATGCGCCGGCGCCGGCCGAGGAGGGGCCGCGCACCGGATGGCATTCGTCTTGGAAGTTCTCGCCCCTCTACCTCGCCCCGCCCGACCTTGTGACGCAGCTTGACCACGCCCGCCGTCGCATTGGGCAGTTGACGATCCAGTTGGGCGAGGTGATGAAAGCCCCGCCCGCGCAGCCGGTGG